CTTGAGGGGCGGTTCTGGAATATGTTCAACGGTGGCAAGATTCAGTATGTCCGTTACCCGATTTCCTACAACCGGGAAGCAGTTAAAACTCTGGTTCGGAGAGCAATGCAGCTTGGTTTCTACGAAGGTGTGAACCTCTCTCTTGCCTACTGTGATGACTGCGGACACCAGGAACTTGAGATGGATGTTTGCCCGGTCTGCGGCAGCACCAACCTCACGAAGATTGACCGCATGAACGGTTACCTGTCCTACTCCCGTGTTCATGGCGATACCCGTCTGAATGCTGCGAAGATGGCAGAGATTGCCGAACGGAGGTCTATGTAATGGGGGGGGACGAAACTTGCATGACATTGGACTGGAAAATCTCAGATTCGGGATTGTGGAACAGGCTGTAGACGATTACCTCAGTTTACTGGCAGGGTTCATTGTTCCAACTACGAACTGCAACCTGGCAGAACTGGAACGGTTCTTCTACTCCGACTGGTTCAGTGTTTTATGCAAGTTGGAGCCAGAGTTCATTATAGAGAATCTGAAAAGAAAGGCGAAGAAGATGATTCTGAAATATACCGTATCAAAGCAGAAAGGCAGTAGCCGTTACTATGTGCATGAGGTAGGCAGTAAAGAGCCTATCCCCGGCACACTGGGAACTAAGAAACAGGCTTTGCACAGAGCAGCAAAGATGAATGACCTGGACTATAAGGACTACATGAGAGTCCGCAGAAGGGATGGTGTGAGTTGTGATAAAGATTGATGAAGTCGAAACCTACGGATGGCAGGC